TCACCACCAATACTTTCCTGTAAGCATTCCAACTATCCATGTGGCAATTACAGACAAAGCAAAGCCTATCATCCATTTTCCCATCCTTCTTTCGATTGTTTTATTTATTATGTTTTCAAAAAAAGAATCCATAGTCCTTACTTTTGTTTCTATCCTGTTTTCTAAATAGCCATTAAGTTTTTTGTTTATTTCTTTAATAGATTCTTTTATTTCTTTTATGTCGTCTTGAACTGATTTTATTTGTTCTTCGTGCTTTGCTATTTTTACGTCGATTTCACTCATGCTTATCACTACTTTCTGGATCTTGTTTAAATGTAAATTTTGTTAGCACATTTGCACCAGAGTAAACGCCATAAAGCCAAAGCATTGCATTTATATAATTTTCTTCTCCAAGTTTCCCAATCCAAACAAGTACAGTAAATAAAACCATTAGAATTAATGCAAGCCAAAGTTTTCTGCTTTTTAATTTCATAAATTTCACCTCACTTTATGAAAAATATTGCTGTTGCACCTAATACAATTACAGCTACTACCGTCCAGGATTTAAGCTTTTCTGCTTTTAACAAGTGTTCAAGTTTTCTTTTTTCGTCGCTTAGTATTGCTACTTGTTCTTCTAAATTAGAAATTTGTTTTTCCAAGTTTGCTATTTGTTTTTTTAGATTTTCTATTTGTGCAAGGTAGTTGTTATTTAATTCTTTTAATTGTTTAATGTAATTGGCAAGTTCTATTACTGTATTCTCTTCCATGTAAAATCTTCCATCTGTGGCTTGTTTTATAAACATATATTCATTTTCATTTGCGAAGCTCATCATTGAGATACTTAGCAGCATCAACAGGATCATTAAAATAACGCTTTTTTTCAATTTCCTTCGCCTCCCTCTCTAACCTTTCCTGCTCTTTCTTAAGCTCTTCTTCTTCCTTTTGTAAGTCTTTGCGTTGTTCCTTCAGAAGTTCAACATCGGGATTTTTTTTACCTTTTCTAAAAGAAAGTCCTGCAACAAAACCAAGGACTGCCAAGATTAACCACCAGAATTTCTTTAAGAATTCCCACACTTTTTTCATAACATCACCTCGTTTGCATTAACACTTCGTGGTGCTTTACTCTTGAACCATACAGTCTGAGAATCAAAACAGTTTCAGCACTCGGAGCTAAGAGCTTTTGCCTCGCATACTTTTCTTCGGTCCATGCTGGAATTGTGATGTGTTGCATGTTTCTTATTGTTATGTTTTTGTTTCTTGGGTCATATTCATATACCGCCGTCATACTTGTTTGTGGAACGTGTGTGTGTCCGGTAATGTATATATCTACATTCGCAACCATAGATTGAAAATATCTGTGCTGCCTCATACTCTTTTCTGGAAACCGTCCTCCACTTGCTCCGTGATGACAAGCTATTGCATAGTGCGTTCTTTTCTTACTTCCTCTGTAAGTTTGGTGGTTCTTGATTCCTATATCTAGGATCAATAAATCATCAGCATATGGAATTCCAAGTTCGTCGGCAAATAATCTTATTGGATCGACTCCTACTTTTTTCCAGGTACGCCGTTCGTGATTTCCACCTACTATTCCTAGAATTCTATTTCTATACTTTCTAAGAAAGCTTAAAACTTCCTGGAATGCATCATGTGGATTTTCTGTTTGAGAATATACATCTCCTAATGAATTTATAATTGCGTTATCTATTAAGTCTCCTAAGAATATTATTTTGGTTCCTGGAAATTCTTCTAATAATTTTAAAGCTTGTTTATAATTACTTTCTTCTGAACCAATATGTAAATCTCCCAAGGGTAGAATATCAATAAAATCATTCTCAAATTCATAAGTTGCAATTTGCATCTGAAACCCCCTTTCGGCATAAAAAAAGCCCTCGTTATGAGGGCTTATTTATCTTTATTCAATTTTCTAAGCATAACAAAAAGCGACTGGGGGTTTCCCAGCCGCTGGGCCGCTATGGGCAATTTTCAACAAATTTTGGGCCGCTATGGGCACAGTTTTTGTTATTTCAATTTTATTCTACTCCAAAAATTAATTTTGTCAAGTATTAGTTTTGGTAAAAAGTTTAATTAATTTTTGATCGATTTCATCTAAAATTTCATTTGGCAACCTTCCTTGTATTATTTTATTATTCTGTCTATAAATACGCATTTTACTAATACTTCTAATATGTTTAAGATCGACATAACTATGTTTTGTTAAAATTTCATGTTTGCCGACATAAACTAATCCTTCAAATATTTTTTTAGGACCTTTTGAATTATAACTTCTTATTGGAGCAATTACAATGTTTTTATCTTTTTTATTATTTTCTGCTTCTAATATAACTACTGGTCGGCGTCCTCCAAGCTCAGAACCAATATTATGTCCCAAATTTACCCAAACTATATCACCTCTTTTAAAGCTAGGTAGTTTTCCAGGTTCATATGTATGTTCGTAATTAAGTTTTTCAATAAAATAATTTAACCATTTAAATAAAGAGATAAGTTGTTTGTCGCTATAAACATTAAATAAGTTCTTAACTTGTTTCCAGAATTCTACAATATATTTTTTTAATTCATTTGAAAGAGTTTGTATAAAAATCACTCCTTGAAGTCTTTATCAACAATCATTATTATAACACATCATTTGTTTCGCCAGCCAGCCGTTATGATAGGTTTTACCTATTCAGATATAAATTCACATCTTACCTTATGAAACACGCCTTAAAATCGATTTAAAAAGGTCAATGTTATTCTATTTCTTTGGGAATCTCTATTCGAGCTAGCTTTAAGTTTTGTTCTAACGGTGGTATCTCCGCCTGATAATAAAGCTCTAATATTTGTGGGATTATTGGTTTGTGCAACAGTGGAAATGTTTGTTCTTTTATAATCTCTTCGTATTGCCACCCGTTTATTGTTTGCTCTATTGGTTTTCCAGTTTCTTCGTTGTATGCCGTTTCTGTATGTGTTGCTTCGGTTATACCAAAACGGAATGCGTATTTAACTGTTACGGTGCCATTGTTGATATCATCTCGAGTTGAAAGAATTACTATTCTTGCTGGTTTTTGTGCCGAAAATACCATAAGAAGCACCCCCTTTTTCGATTATTTAATTTATTAGTATGTTTTTACGGTACTGTTACTTCACCAGTTGCTGAAGCTATATTTAACGATTTATCAATGCATTTGATTTCCCAATTCCAAACACCTCTATGTGGTAATGTGTAATTTATTGACCAATGATTAGGATATTTATAATTCATGTTAAGTTTATAATATTCTAAGCCATTGGTAATAACTATATAGACCTCTTTAATTCCAGATGGAACGTCAATGACATCAACTTGAGCTTGTACTGTTGAAACATTAATATTTGTAAGCGTTGGTGCAACCGTATCATTTAATCTAGGAGTGGTTAAATACATTGCAGTCGATGCTATACTTTCATTGACAGCAGAAAAAATTAAAAAATATTTGTCTCCAGGATTTAGATTTTCAATTGTTAAAGTATCGGTTGCATAAAAAGTAGTCAAATATTCATTTTCGTGCGTTTTTAATGTTATCTTTGTATGCCGAGAAATATTATCTGAATATGCCCATGTTAAAGTTACCGAATTATAATTAATATTTTGAATGCTAACTTTAACTTCTGGGTGCTCAGAATATAAAGCACAGCTATTAAATATTATTACAATTGCTAAGATTGCCAATATAATTTTAAATTTCAATTTATCACCTCCAAAAAAATTATAACATGATTAAATAGCATGGACTATAAAATATGTTTTCGGAACTTGTATTGACCAATTTAAATAAATATCATTAGATGACGAATATGGGTAATAATAAAATCCTATAAATAACGTTTTCCCTGGCGACGGTGTTACCATAGAGTAAAAGTCAAATTCATCATTAAAATTTAAATAATCAGCAAAACCCTTTGTAGGGCTTTTATATATAAGCAAATCATCATAGTATAGCTCATAATATCCTTTAATAGAGCCAAGCATGGTAGATAAAGTTATGTCTATTTTAAGTTTAACGGGTATATTATCGTAATAAATTTTAGCACCATGAGCTGCAATTAGTTGTTTAGATTGTAACAATGTAGTTATATGTTCTGATTCAGAATAATACCAAGTTGGTGATAAATTAAATCCCAAGTGTTTTGACGATTCACTGCCAAGTGTTTTATATTCGCTTGTGTCAATAATAGCACTTTTATTTAGCATTAAATAACTTGTATCAATTTCACCGTTAACTTTTAAGTTGCCCGCGTTTATATATATACCATCTTGCCCCGTTCCTAATGCATCTTCTCCAATTTTTACAATATCTACTCCACCACTGTTTACTCTTATCTGTCCCTTGTCGGACGATGTGTTTTCAATAAACACTTTATTCCCAACTTGTATGCTCTTACCTGCGTATATTTTGTTTCCTGCCAGCAAATCACCAACAACGCTTCCTTCTGGAGCATTGTCTGGTGTAAGTGTTACGCTTGGAGCCAAGTTTACTTCTGTGTATCCGTCTGGCACGATGCCATTAACGACGTCCACCAAAGAATCTAACCAATAAGCTATTGTTCCTTCAGGAAGTGCGTTAGCAGGCTGAGCAACCAGTTTGTCTGAAGTTAAACTTCCTGCTTGTATTCTGTCGGCTGATAAATAGCCTGTTGTTATTTTGCCTGCGTCTACATTTGCTATTTTCGAATTGTCAACAGCCAAATCACCGATTTTAGCATTTGTTATTGCAGCGTCTTTAATCTTAGCTGTGCTTATCGCGGCATCTTGAATATGTGTTTCTTGTATTGCTGCGCTACTTATCTTAGCTGAGGTAATAGCTGCATCTTTAATGTACGCACTATCCATTACAAGCCTTATTCGTGGTTGTTGCACCTGCATTTTTCTGTTACCATAATTGTAATTAAGAATAAATCCGACAGACATGTATCTCGCATTCGACGGAAACGGCTTGCTTGTTCCTGCACCAAACAAACCTGTGTATTTTGTCCAAGTTGAAGGCGGAACAACTGCTTTTGCTGGATAATACCACCATGTTCCGTCTCCACTAATGTTGTTGCCATTTATATCGAACAAAACTACAGCCAAGTAAAATGCGCCATTATTTCCACTGATTGTTCTTGCATAACACTCCACGATATATGTATTGTTTGGGTCTATCGGCACCCTGCTCGAATATGCCCACCATACTTGCCCATCGTCGTTCGTCGCTGCGTATTTGCCACCAATACCATCTGTTACCTGTTCAATATGCCCGCTACCAGCCCACGTGTGCCAACCATCAAGCGAACCTTGCCCTTTTGCGTCTTCGAAATTGCTATTTAACACAAATGTGGTCTGGCGTGCAAAATTTTCCACATTGTCGACAGTATTAGACAAAGCATTTAAGTCGTTAACAGTATTGTTTAATGTTTGACTTTCTAAATCTGCGTCGTAGACCTTTGTTGTCGTTGCACTAACAGATGATGTCCAATTACTTTTGTTTCCACTCTTGTCAACGGCTCTAATTCTAAAGTAATAAGTTGTATTTGAATTTCCTGCAAAAGTATACGTTGTAGCATTTACTCTAAAAGTCTGCACATTTTGTGTAAAACCAGAATCAGTTGCAACTTGTACTTCGTAACCATCTAAATCGGACTCTGTGTTTTCGTTCCATCCTAACATCACTTTTTGAAACAATCCTGTTGCAGTTAAACCTGTTGGTGTTGCAGGCGGTGTTGTATCTTTTGCACTTGTTATGCTCTGTGTTGTGGCCCAATTTGATTTCTTGCTTTCTGCATCATAAGCTCTTACTTTTACATAAATTTTCATATTGCCTGGCACTTCGAATTTTACTAACGTATCAGAAGTAGTAATATAATTCCAATTGATGCCATCATAACTCCAAGCAAGTTCGTATCCAAGTAAATCGCTTTCGGTATTTGCATTCCAAGAAGCTGTTACAAAACTTAATCCATTTTCGTTTATTGTTGCAAGAGCAAGTCCTGTTGGTGTAGCTGGAGCTGAACCATCTATGTAGTTTGTTCGATTGTCTATTGTATTAACCTGTGTTTGTAAATCTTGCACATCCCCATTAACTGTTTGTATTTGTTGCTCTAAATCTGTTATATTCTTTGGTATTTGCACATCTGAAGTAGCCTTAATAATTGTTTTGTCATCTATACTGAAAACTACATCAGACCATTCAATTATGTTTATGGTAGTTCTGAATTTTCTTGCTTCAAGTGCATGCTCTATGCTGTAAACTAAGAACTTACCTGTAGAAATGCCTTTTGGTGGTAGTTGTAATACGATAAGATTTCCTGCAAATATATCTGGATAAAATTCGTTTAACTGAAGTTCAAATTTTATATTCTTTGTGGTTTCTTCGTACACGGCATCTGCTACATTAGAGAGCATAGCTTCGGCTGAATAAAATGAAGTAAATGAACGTTCTGAATCTGGCTCTGTTGTTTGATTTGGTTTCGTTACAGTAAGTTCTGTTTTTTTCTTTATAGGTGTTGCAGAAAATTTTACGTGTTTTATAGTGTAATCAACTGAGGTAGCAAGATTTGTAATCTTTAAAACCAACTTGTCTGGATATGCATTTAATTCATCTAATCTGATATTTCCATCATCACTTCCAGCGTTGAACGCAACATCAGTTCCTACTGGAGTATCATTTAGATAGTAAGTTATATATACTGTTGTATCAGGGTCTTTTATATATTCGCTTGTGTATTCAAGCTCGAATGTACCTTGTGTTCCAGCCTTTAGTATACTTGCATCGCCTTGTAATTCGTGGTCTATCACATACTCTGGAGCTGAACCTATCTCATATCCTTCGGATTGTACCTTTATTTGGTTATACTGCCTTTTGTTATTTATACTATAGTTCTTTATATTATCAGCTGTTATAGTAACCGCTGTTGCTGGCTCTGTGTAGTTTTCAATTCGTGTTCTAAATGATATTTTTCCATCTGGAGTGCATGTAAGCTTCCCGCCTGTAGCCTCTACTATTTCCTGAAGTATCTGCCACCATGTTTTGTTATTGTCAGCAATAAATACTTTCCAAGTAGTTGTAAGAGCCTGTAAATCTAAATAACTTGCATCTAAACCTATTCGATTAACTAAAATATCGTTTATTATTTGGTCTGGAGTATAGCTTGTATAAAGCAAAGGGTTAGTTGGTTTCTTTTGCGTAGCTATCCATAAAAGGTCTTTGAGTTCTATATCTGCTGTTTTATGTTTTTCTTTTATTGCGTTTGCGGGTTTCCAGCCATAGAATATAGGTACCTGTATAGTTGATGTACCATTATCAACTTCAACCAATAATTTAACTTCCCAAGTTTTGTTTAAATAATCATTATCAGGGGTCCCGTTAAGTTTGCCATTTGCGGGGTCAAAAACGTCATTGTATTGCGTTGGTGTAAATGCATTGTTTTCATTCTTTACAGTAATTACCGCTGAATCTATTGCAGGGGCTTCAAGAAGTTCAATTCTATTGCTTGTGCGTACTTTTAATACATAATCACTTAAGTCATACCAATTAATCCCATCTATTTTTGCAAAAAATAGCACCCGTTTGTAGCTTGTAGGGTGCCTGTAATATTCCTGATAACTTGTGTCTACATTTAGTGGTGGAAACATATTTATCACCTTCTTGTATTATAGATATTAAACTATAGGCATACGTGGCGGCAAGCTAAACGGCTTTTTAGCATTATAAAGCTCTTGAATGTATGAATCTGTCCAGATGTTGGGGTTGTATTCGGCTATGTGTGGTGCTGCTATTAAACCGTTAAACAAATTGCCTGTGGGATATTCATGCCCTATTGCAAACTGATACCTTATACTGTTGTTAAAATACAACCCACTTAAAAGTGTTGCCGAAACATCCATCACACCATCTATGTAAACTTTTGCAATTTTGTTTGTAGCATCATAGGTAAAAACAACAAAATGCCAGTTCAAATCGTTGAGAAATGTCTGGTTGTTTAAATAAACTAATTTATAACTTCCACCATCGTTTATAGACAACCTAATATCATAGTTAGCATATTTTTCAATATTAAATCCACCGCTTTCTGTGCACGAAAAAAGTCTAAACTTATCAGATGCTTCAACAACTTTGTTTCTTTTAAACCAAGCATCGAAAACAACGCCCGTTTGTGAAAAACTTTTTACAAGTGCATCACTTAACACTCTTAATATACCATCTGGCCTCGCACCATCTACAAACGATGTTGCAAAGGGTTTTTGTTCAAGCTGTATATACGCAATGTGAACCCACTCGCCAACATTTGCATCATTCTCATTTGGAATATACCACCAAAATGGATAAATCGTTCCACTACTTGCTGTCGTGATTTTTAACACATAACGTTGCCAATCTAAAGAAATTGGAGGTTTTTCTATCCATTCATAAGATGCTATCCCACGACTTAGGCTTAGGGAAAATTCTAATTCAATGGTGCCTCGCATATAGAAGGATATCGTATATTCTGTGTCATAATTTAAAGAATAATCTATCAATGTGCCAAAATCTTCGTACGGATTACCTGCTTCGCACTTTAATTCAGCAACATTTATGGTCTGACCAAAAAAAACATCTTGTGCAATTTGGACATCAGCATTCCAACCTGTTGGTGTAGTCCCAACAGTACCAGTAAATGTTGGATTGTTTGCAAGGTTGGTTGTCCCCTCTTCCACTGCAAAACTCTTTGCACCAGCAAAAGGTGTATCATCTTCTCTAAGCGTCACACACAAAGAACCGTCGTCGTTGTATATTAAACCGTATGGCTTTTTATATAACGCCATTTATATCACCTCTTATGCGAATTTGATTTGTCCTGTGTCTATAAGTTCTTGTACTGCTTCAGCTAAGAAATCATAGAACTTGCTTTTGCTATCTAATATAAAGCTTTCATCTGCGTAGAGATTTACTATGTTATATACAGTCTCTGGACCTGAGCGTGTTACATTTGCAGTGTATTCTTGTGTTAGATTACTTGTTTCCATTGTGTTTAAATCAATATTTGGAATTTTTTCCTGTGCTTCTTTCCAAATTTGGTCCATAGATTTTTCTGCCATCTTTTGTAAACCAAGTAATTTGCCTATCCAACTACCAGCTATCCAGTTATATAGCCTTACAAATCCTTCTCTTACAAGACCAAAAATAAAGTAAATGCCTCTTGCTATTGGCACAAGTACTGTGTTATAAACCCATGCAATGGATTGGGCAATTATAATGAGAAGCGGTTGAATTATTTGTAAAACAGGCATTAACAATGTGCCTAAAACATTTCCGAGAACTTTAAGAATGGTTACAAATGGTTTTAACATGTTTTCAATAATTGGTCCTAAAACATCCATTGCAGCACTCAAGATAGTTGTTAATGGATTTAACAGTTGTTGAACCATAGGTAATTTTTCAATAAAAGGAAGTAAGCCACCAAAAGCGCCTTTTAAACCATTTACTATTGCTCCAAATGTGTTGCCAATTACATCAGGAATTGACCTGACCATTCCAAGTGCAACGGCTTTAAAGTCCATGTTACTTACTATCTGTGTAAATCCTTCATAGCCATGTTTTATACCTAACACAAAGTTTTCTGCATTGGCTTGTATTTGGGTAAAAGTTTTATTAAGTTTGAATCCTAAATTATCAATTAATTCTCCGAAGTTTATTCCTTTTTCCTGCCCTTTACTTTCCATTTTTCGTAAGAAGTTAGCAAGGTTTGTGAATATGCTAAAACCTTTTAAATACGGGGTTTCTTTATCAGTTGCTTTCCATGTAATTTTACTTTGAGCACCCATTTGTTTAGCAATTAATTCCAATTGTTCTGCCATTTCTGGATTGCTTTCTTTTACAAGATCTGCAATTGTTTGAACTGCATTTGCTATTGTTTTAATATCGTTAACAACTCCACCGCCAAATACATAATTCATAACTAAATCTACAAGACCGCCTTCTGCATATCCTTTCAATCTTAATTTTTCTAACATTGCAACTAATTCTGGATATTTTGAAACTATATTTGCAGGTATTACATATTCACCTTTATGTACAATTCCAGCTGGTTCATATTTGCCACCAGATCCTGTATATCCACCTTCTGCAAAAAATCCTAATCCCAGCCCTAAACTGAATGTTGAAGAATTTCCTAGGCCTATAAAACCGAATATTTTATCTAAAACGCCTAAAATCATTCCGGACATTAAATCAGGTAGAGGCATTAACATTGCCGGTATACCATTTGGGAAAAAATTTGTTCCTGTCCGTTTTTCTACTCTTATCTTATTATCTACAGTGTTTATAGTTGAAGCAGCTTCACCTGTTAGATTAAACATAGGATTTTGAATATTAATATTTCCATTGTATGAAAAATCTAATTCAGAGTGTTTAACCTGTTTTTTATCTTTTTCTTCAGAAAATTCTTTTTTAGGAATGCCAAGTTGGAGCATTATTTTTACATTTTGAATACCATTGGCAAGCCAATCAAATGCTTTATCCCAAGCTTTTTCAAGTTTTATTGTTATAATTTGTGTTCCATTAATAAGCCAATCAAAAGATTGATGTGTTGCCTCTTTAAATTTCAAGATTATCTCTTTAACACCATTTATGATCCATTGTGCAACGGTAACAGGCCCTTGTATAAACTTTAGTACAATTTCTTTTGCTGTGTCAAAAGTACTTTCTAAAACAGGTTTTAATTTTAATTCCCAAGTATCTTTAACGCCTTCGAGAATATCTTTTAACCAATTGGGAATTTCTTTTAATACAGCACTAACGGTAAATGAAATATCTTTTACACCAGATGCAGCCCAATCTAATAATCTTCTTACCAAACTCTTTTTCTTTGTTCCTTCACCACCTGTTTCTCCGGTTTCTTCTTCTTTTGCAGTAAGAATGAAATTGAGAAAAACAGGTATACCTTCTTTGTTAGTTAGCCCGTCAATAATTGCTTTTACTGCTTCTTTTATCTTGTCCCATCTTTCTTCACCTAATAAACCTCCCATAATTTCATCTATAAGAGACTTTATTATTCTACCTACTTCAACGGCTATTGCTTTAAGCCAAGCCAAAAAAGAATTCATACCGCTCTTTATATAACTTTCTGCAAGTAGTTTTGTTTTCAAAAATACTCTTTTTAAAAATCCAACAAACCAACTAAAACCATCAAATATAGCTTTAATAAAATTCAATATTCCACCTTGGCCTGGTTTTTGCAGAGCATCCCATATTAAGTAAATGGCTGAAACAACAGCTAATATAAGTAAATTCATTGGCTTTAATACAAACATCATTATTTGTGCAAGTTGTGTAAATAGTTTTAAAGATACTAATATGCCTATTAAAGTAGCCCCCAATCTGAGTAAAGCCCAAACTACTTTTCCTACTGTTTCTTTATTTACGTCAATCCACTTTGTTAACTGCCTTATTCCAGCAATTAGCTTGCTCAAAAAATCAACCACACCCGTTCTTATTGCATTAAAGAACGCTATGTTTAATGCTCCAATACTGGCTTTTAATCTATCGAGTAGGTACGAAACGGACTGAGTTTGCAATTTATACGCTTCCATTAATGCTGTTGTATCACCTTTTATACCTTGTAATACCTCTTGATACTTTTCGTAGTTATTTACCCAAGTTAAAAGAGCCCTTGTGCCTGTTTCTGACAAATTAAGTTGTTGAAGTAATGCACGTTTTTCATCGTCTGTTAAACCTTGCATGGCTTTTCGCAATTGTTCTACAACTTTGGTTAATCCAACAAATTGTCCGTTCGCATCATATATATCAACGCCGAGCTTCTTGAAATTCTCTGCCTGCTGCATTAAATCCTGAAACGCTCCTTCAGCTGCATTTGCTGCTTCTGATGAGCCAAATCCCGCGGTTGTTAACGCGGTATATCCTGTTAATGCTTCTTGTAAACTAACACCTAAATTTCTTGCTGATGGTATGAGTTGTCCAAAGTCTCTTGCCAATTCTTCATATGTAACTAACCCTTGTTTAACTGCTTCAAATTGCATTGCATATACAGTTGTAAGATCATCTATACTCATACCGTAAGCATTGATAATTGCGATTGCACCTTGAAATGCTGTTGTTAAATCTGTTGCACCAGCAATTGATGAAATTGTAGTAGCTTTTAAAACGTTTAAAGCATTGTCAGCACGTACACCAGCTGAACCGAGCATGTATAGTGCGTTATTTAATTCGTCTAATGATTTTCCGCTTTGAATTGAAAGTTGAGATAAAGCTTTTTGCATTGATTGAGCCTGTTCTTGTGTCATTTTCATCATTGTTCTTGCATTCTGGAAGGATTTTTCAACTTTAGCTGCAAAATAAGTTGAAGCACTTACTGCACCAGCTAAAGCTCCTGTAAACGCTGCTGTGTATTTTATTGCAGTATTAATTGCTGTTGAGAATTGTTGAAGTTTTTGCCTTGCATATTCTATTTTCTTTTGAAATGAATCAAGGTTTTGTGAAACACTTTTTAATACTGGACTTGCTGAATCTGATGCTTTGATTGTTACACTTAATGTTTCATTGGCTGGCATATATCTCACCTACCTTTATTGTTATTTGCAAGTTCCTCTACAAAAGACGTTTTGAAAGCTAATAAGAAAAACATCCAGTCGGCTGGTTGATCTAAAATTCCGCCTTGTTCTGGAAGATTGATTATATTTCCCTTATGATCCGTGTACAACAATGCATATTGAAAATAATTTTGCTGTATTTCTAGAAAAATTTCTCTATCTGAAGTTCTTATTGTTTGCCCTTTTATCATCAACGTAAGCCATCTCTTTAAAATTTGTTTATCTAAAGATAATATTGGATCAACACTTTCAAGTAATTTTCGTTTCAGTTCTTCAACTACTTTTGGATCAAGCATTCCACATGTTTTTACATTAATTGGAGCGTCTTCACTCCATCTAATAATATGAAAAGGGAGAGCCTCAATAACTCTCCCTTTCCTTAGTAATTCAAGTCCTCTTACAGTTAATTTTTTGTACTCAATCCAGCCATCTTTATACTCCAAAAGCATTGCTACCACCGAGATTGTACATCTCCTGTAGTTTGTTCCAGATGTTTAACAATGTAGTTGCTTCTATCTTCTTCATATTTTCCAGATTCACAGGAACAGATTCACTCCAACTTTTGATTACTTTTGTCAAAAATTTATATGGTATTGTGTTTAGGGCTGCAAAATCTACTACTGCATTTCCGTCTCTAGTAACTTCTATCTTTGAGGATTTAAATATCTCCATAGCTTCTTCTCTTAATTCTGCAGTTAATTCCTTTGGTACCTCGATCCAGGTATCCGATTCTTTGTTTACCACCTTTTTGTCTTTGATATAAAGTTTCACAGTTTCATTAGAAGCAAATAAACCCATTTAATCACCCCTCATATCAATATGATCCAACTGCATTGGTATAGTCAGAAACTTTTATAATATCACCTGAAAGAGGAATAAGTGCTGTAAATTCTGCCTTTAGCATTATCTTGTCTGGTCCACTAATATCATGTGTCATATTGGAGAATAGCAATCTTGGAATGTAAATTTGAATCGTATTTGTGGCATCTTTTGCAAGTTCAATTCCAAGTGCCGCTTCTGTAAAGTTTTTAAATTCGGTATATTCTCCAGAAACTGTTGTTGGACCAAAAATGATATCTATTGACCCAGTAATTTCCAATGTACCAGCTTCAAGTGATTTCCTTTTTCCTGTTCCGTCTAATCTGTAATCGTCGGTATCTAAATTATTGTTAATTGAAAGTTCTACGCTTGAATAAAGATCCGTTGAAGTTGTAAATTCGTCTGTGTAGAGCATAAGTTCTTTGAAGTAATATGGATCATCGCCAGGTGTGGTTAGTGTCCCTTGTGTAAGTGCACCTGAAAGTTCTTCCTTACCAACAAAATCAGCAGTTACAGTTGGAATTGCTCCTACGCTTCCAGAGAATCTGAGTTGATTTAGTTTCATACCTAAGTATTTAAAGCTCTGCCCTGAGTGATTTACTTCTATACTTGCACTTGGCAAATCTTCAGATAGACCAATTGGAGTAATTTGTGTATATTCATCTCCCGAAGATGGTGTTGAGTCTGGATCTACAAGAGCAGCTTTTCCTAATGCAAGATAGAACAAAACACCTGCAGTTTCTGGATATAGTTCTACTTCAAGTGAGCCTTCAGCGCCAATTTTTCCAGGAGCTAATGATTTAATCCCTCTTACTCCAAGTAAAGCTTCACTTTTTATTGCATCAACTTTATGATTTAAACTCTCACTTTTAAATGGTAATTTGTATTTTGCTGTTGCTTCGGTTCCAAATGTACTTTCAACACCCAGTAGTACACTGGATCTTGAGCCTGTGTAAGCCATATTTCACACCTCCATTACTCTTCCCATTGTATGGTAAATTGTGCAAACACAAATAATCTATGTAGGTTGTTGACATAGCCGAATTGAATTTCCTGGATCTCATAATAATTAAATGAACTTTCCAGAACGCTTTCAATATCTGCAATCTTTGTATCTGCAGTTTGATATGCAGTATCTGCTGTTCCATCAATTGAAAACATAATTGCCATTTCACATGTTTTTCGGATCCTGGATGAGGTTAAATATTCTGGTACAACTCTATCAATAAAAATAACTGCGTTATTTGGTTTTTGAAGTGCTTTATCATCTGTTAATGAAACGTTATCAAAATACGCCTGCAAGCCTGTTATTAGTGGTTGTATTTGACTATACATTTTCCCACGCCCTTATAAGTTCATCTATCCATTTATTCAAATTGAAATCTTCTAAAGCATCACGCAAATATCTTTTTTCCGGAGTTCCTTGTTTGGCTATTTTTCGCCATACAGCCCATGCTACACCTTTACTTTTCTTTCCTCTAATCCGCAATTGTTGTTGTACCCATTTTAAAATTGGTTCAAATGGTGCTCTATGTGGTTTGGTACCATACTCTACAAACGGAGCATATTGCATGTTAGTAAACACTTTCACCTTATCATAACTCAAGTCTTTCACCGTCCATCTTTGAGCTAAAGCACCTGTATTAGTTGCTCTTTCATATATGTTTTCAACAATCATATCTTCAAGTTCCATTCCTGCTGCCAATAAAACTTTACGCAAGACTTCACGAAATCTGTCATCTGATACATACCTTCTGATTTTTACCAGCTGTTTTTTGTCAACACTGATGTCAATCATAAATCCCACCCGCGTGCGGTTCTGTAATAATTTGCTAAATACCTAAGATGTGGTTTAGTGTTATCATATTGCTGTGAGGCATTCTGTATTGAGTAGGAATTGAGTTTTTGAAAATCTCCCATAATCATTTCATAACAATCAGCAAGAGCATTATTCCAATCTATAATTTTTGCCTGAACTACAACGACCCCATCTACTGCTTCTGGAAATGTAATCTCGCCCGTTTCTTTGTCTAGTGTAAAGTCTGTTGTTTCAATGCTGTCTATAAACACTCTTTCTGTGTAGGTTTCATCTAAATGTCTGTACGGTATCTGGTATATCTTCCCTTCAAAATCCTTTGGCTCTGCAACTATCAATTTGATTTCTGAATTATCTTTTATAATTTGTTGTAATTCTGCATCTGTGAAGATCTGGTTTATAGAATCTTTATCAGGAATTTTCATTCTTAGATATTCCAGATTAGTCATTTACATCACTTCCTTATTTTTGCTCGCCTTCCTTTTCTGTCTTTTCTTGTACATTGTCTTTTTTACTTTTTTTAACTTCTATTGGTTTTAAAAATTTTTCTTTAACTTTTATATCATCAGGAATTTCAACAAATTTTTTGTCTTTTTCAGATTTAACATGATAAGCTTTGCCATTTACAATTACAAACTTTGTATTACCTGTAAATTCATATTTCATTTTTTCGCCTCCTTAAAGATTGAATTATTCATAGAAAAAAAGGGGCACAAAGCCCCTTGGAATTATTGGATATAGAATATTCCAGCTACATCAGGATTTCTAAATTCAAGTGTGTATTCTCCTACAATTTGTCCTCTTACACTATCTCCAGTTTTTGCAAGTGGTTCATATGCCATTTGTCTCCCGTTAAGTGGTTTAATTTTAACATTACTTGGATCAAAAACTATTATCATATTTTCAGGTATATGTGGAGAAGTTCTTAATTTAATTTCGCCGTATTGCGATAAATAAGCATCGATCAGTCTACCAGAAGTTCTTTCATTTTGTGTAACTATTAGTTTGTCGCTGTTGAGTGAATTAAAGTATTCTTTTGTGCTTGCGTTCATCCATGCTTCGACAATAGGTCCGTTTGCATCATATATAAGTTTTAAGAATGCCTTAAAGTTTGCCTCGCTCCAGGAATTTGTTGCTGTAATTCCATCGTTGTCTATAAAGTATTTTATACCTCCTAACATTCTTGGAGCACTATTGTCTGGTGGATCTAATCTTATACCAAGCCATGCAGTTCTTTCAAGAAAGATTTTAAGTTTTGATAGTTTTCTTTGCACTTCATCTAAAAATACATCTTCGGTTACCCATTGCTTGACTGCAAGTTGTGTTCCTGAGAATTTTACGTAATCGGAGAAAATTTGAGTAACATTATACCTCTTAATTTTTTGTTCATAATTGCTATCAGTGTAATCTTGACCTTCAGGTTGAGCGTCTCCAATAAGTTCTACATCTACTCCAGCAGAATGGTTTGCATCGCCAGCAACAACTGAAATAGACAAGACATCTCCATTAATTGCTGTTACTCTATAGATTGAATTTTCGACTTTGACTATGTTACCAACTTTAAATTTCTTTCCCGCACCACTTTCTACAGTTAAAGAGCCACCTCCTGCAGTATATGCAGCTGCAAGACTTACTTTTAATACTTGTAATACATCATCCCACCATTCGTATCTAGTAGAGTTCACCGGTTCGTTGGCTATCCCAATAACATTTAACAATGGTGTTTGTGGTAGCTGAAGTTTTGACAATACTGGAGATACATCATACTTATTTTCAGCAACATTGTAAGTAGTCACCATACCTGTAATTGTAGCCATATTTCATTACCTCCTTTTTACTTTTTTTGATTGAAAATTGCACGTAGGGCTTCCTTAGGATTATCTGGCAAAGTTTTTTGTATGTTGGTTGCGTTAGTAAAAGTTCCAGCTTCCATACTTTTTACTCTTTCGTTTGCTCTGGCTTCTATTAGTTCTTCTACTTTTTTGGCAACAGATTCTAACGTTTCCAATAACTGTTCTTTAGCTTCGGTTAATGATAAATCAGATAACGGATCTACGTTGATCAATACTCCAAATTCGTTTGGAAGTCCTTTTGCCTGTAAGTATGTGTTTTTCAGATCTTCAAGTGCTTCTTTTCTTTCTTGCCTCAATAACTGCTCATATTGACCTTTTTCCTTCATCTTCTCTATTTCTGCCTGCTTCTTTAATTTCTCCTCCCTTGTTTTAATTGCTCTAGTAACCGCACTATCAATCTGGCTTTGTAGTTCCTTTTTTGTCATAATCGCAACATCTTCAGGATTGAGCCCCAGCTGTATAGCTGTTGCTCTTAATACTTCAATAGGATCTCCATCGTCTTTTATTGCTTCTTCTTGGCTTGCGTTTTCTGCTGGCTTTTGTTCCTGTTGAGTTGCATTTTCATCCCCCTCTGCAAAGAGTTGGATGTCAATGCCCCTCTTTTCCAATTCACTCATGCTAATACCTCCCTTTTATTCTTATTCTTTACTTGCCCAAGGACATTTGTACTGAATTGCAAGACTTTTTGCCTTGCTTGCTATCTCTGCATCTTTATTCATCATGGCTCTTCTGTATGCTGCAAGTAGTCCAGCACAGCTTACTTTCCACTTCCCATCAACATATTTTTTGTATGGATATCTTTTGTTTTTGGAATCTAAAAACACATGTGCTGGCATATCTTCACGCTTTGAAGAGCCTACTGGTGGTACATTACTCCAAGTCCTGTCTTTTAAAACATCAGTCATGAATCACCACCTCACTACTGATTTAGAAATTGGTTTACAATTAACTTTGCAGGCTTTGGTAAAGCTAACAGTCTGTGCCTACATTGAATATGTGGATGTAAAAACGTTCCATGATCTGCTCGGATTTCTAGACTTTTTAATTTACGTGGATTGGTTTCAATATATCGTTCAATTTCACTTTTAGTCCATGGTTCTTCCCGCGTTAGTTTTTTTCTGTTTGCACACCATGTTGTGGTTCTTGAATCACTTGGACCAGACCATTTGAATTTGTCAATTACTTCTTCGTATTCTACATACGTTCTCCAAATTCCTTGTTGCATTGCATGACCAACTTGATCTCTTACCATTACAGTTATACGCCGTTTTGCCGTTGGTGGAATTTGTTTTATAAGAATTTTTGCAAGTACATCATTAGGCGCTCCAGATATTATTCCTGCTGTAAGTGTGTTTTCAATTATTCGCATTAGATCGCCTGCGTAGTTCTTCATAACAGTGTGTTCAAAACTCATAAAATTTTCGTTAAACCACAACATAGCATTTGAAGGTACACCTGAAAATGGTTGGTTAATTGTTGAATGAGCTAATTTACTAGACATACTAAATGTATTTAGCAGCTCCTTGTTTAAATATTTTTCAAATTCTGATATGTAGCTTTCTGTTTGTTGCTGAATTTGGATCTTTAACCACTCTAAAGTTCTTGTGCCAATTTCGTTTGTCATCAACAGACCAATTAATCTTTCAAGTAGTTGCTTTAAAAGTGATAAATTACGTTGTATCAGTCTTCGCTCAATCCTGTTTAGGTTTTTGTCCAGGTTCATTGCCCATCATCTCCATATACCAGCTGTTTTCTTCTTCAATTTTTTTCTGTTCACTTTCGTAGTCAAAACCTAATGCTTCAGCAACTGTTTTTTTACTGACTAATCCCATGCTGATTAAATTAATCCATTTGTTCAAGTCTTCTACTTCATCTGCTGGAATTACAGGATCTACATTCACTTGTACCTCGTTAACAACGACCCCGTCCATCGCGAGTGCAAGCTTTGCGAGTTTTTTAATACCTTCAAAATAAACGGATCTATAATTTTTAATCTTCTTGATAAGTTTGGATAGTTTAAGCTTTAAGGCATATCCAGAAATATTGCCAAGGTCGTTCAGAATAAGTTCAGGACATTTGTTTCTGAGATAGTTTTCTAACTTTTCATATTTTTCAAGCATTGAAGGAATAACGTTTCCGTTATATTCCAGGATTTTCAGTTCCGCATTGTCTGGAGTGGACCATACATTGTGTTCTTGTTTAAGATTTGAAGCGTCCTTAATTCCACTTGCTATGATTCTTGGTTTTGCATATATATCTTCAATTGCACTAATCCTGGATAAAGTAGAATTCATCTCGTCTATGGTATCTCCTATTCTCTCAAGCTCACTTTCACCCCACACAGGATCCTTTAAACTCGGCATATTTGCTACATGTATAAGCCAAAATTCACCGTATCTGTTTGGAATATCTTTTACCAGCTTGTCGTCAATATACAATTGCATCCTATCTTTGGTGTAAACTTCCTTAACACTCAATGTTCCATCTTGGTGCTTCATTGCATATTCGTACACCCAAACTACAACTTGTCCGTATTCCATAACATAGTTGAGTGTTCCATTCAAAAGGTTTACAATCCCTATTCTTATCTGCCCGTTGTCGTCTCGACCAATTTTTAAAGCACTATCTCCTAAAATCAAGCCCTGGATAACAAACAATCTTGCAGTTTTATCAAAGTTGTTTTGTTTCAATAATTCATTTAGTCTGTTTGTTGCATTTTCGTTATCTGGTACTACAAGTTCAAAATTGTCGCCGAATATAAGTGAATAATCTGTTGATATGATCTCGTATGCGTAATCTACAAGGCTTTTTGTAATGTGTTTTAAGTTTCCTTTTGAGTCGTAATCTATAAACAATCCTTTTTGTTTGCAATAGTTTTCGGTATATTCACCATAAAACAGATTAAATAATTCGTTATAGTTTTTCGCCATCTATTTCACCACCTTACACAATGTCCAGATTAAAGCTCTTTGCTTCTTGTTTGTTTGTCGCACCGTAAACAGCAAGTGCTAAAGCCATTACACAGTCGTCGTGGTAGCCTTCCTGAGCTTCTAATTTAAAGCCACTTCCAGATTTAATCCTTCTGAAGTATCTCAATTCATCACGCAACGTTATATTTGATGATGGCAGTAAAATTCTCTTTTGCTCCATCACAAGCAATAAGTTATGCAGTAATTCACTTTTTGATTTCTGGGAAAATACAAACGGCTGGCATGCATTTATTCTTTCCGCTACTGGATCACCAACACCTGTTGCGTCCAGAAACACAAACCCGTTGTATCTAATTTGAATATCATTTACAAGCTTTATGATCTCTTCATATGGTATCTGATTAAACCTGTGAAATTCTGCTATCTTGTACGGCTCTTCTGTCGTGTCTAGTACAACAATCACCGTGTAGTCCTTATACTTTGCCAAGTCAACGCCAATTGTATATGTATGTCCTTCCTTATATCCAGCAGGTTTATAATCTTCAAATACTTCAACCAATACCTTCCAAGGAAAGAATGAAGAATCGTCATCTACAAACTCAGCTAAATATTCCTGCCTCCAAACATATTCTGGTGTTTTTGCTTTTGCATTCTCTATTTCTTCCTGATCTAAAAACGGATTATCATACACAGTTGCATGTAATGATACTGTTCTGTTTGCTCCTTTTAAACCACGCTGGTATTCTTCATAGAAGTAATTCATTCCGTTTGGTGTAGATTCCAGAATAACAGGTGCTCCAGCATCTAATTTCATTGGTGTTATAACTTGCTCATAGACGCTGTCTTTTATAAAAGCTGCTTCTGTAAGTACAACCAGATCAACTTTCCTACCTCTCAAATACTTTCCATTGTATGCCGTAGATCTTGTTGTTATAACTGAATGATTCTTTAACGTGATAGTTGGAAAAGGTGAGTCTTTGGACTTTTTCACAAAACCTTTTAACGGTGATCTCTCTAGTGCTTCTTCTAGTAAGTCATAGTAAATTCTTGCCTGATCTAAAGATGGACCGCCTACAATAATATGGCTTCTTGGATTAAACGTTGCAAAATAAAAAATCTTTCCCGCTACATAGTTTGTCTTTCCAAATCTTCTACCTGCACATATTACCTGAGTTGAACCGTTCATGTATAAAATTTCACGTTGCTTCTCCGCTATTTCGTCATATCCAAATAACAGCTTAACGAACATTTCAGGATTCTTGAGTTTCCTCGCTATCATCTCCATCTGACTCTTGGTCATTAGTTATCAACTCCATTAATTTGACAAATGGATCTTCTGTGTCTTGGTCAAGTTGTTTGAATTCTTCAGCTGCTGTATAACGTACTTGATTGGTGGCAGTGTTATACAAAGATTGCATGGCTTTGAAAGTTTCTGGATGTATCCTTTTCCAATCTCCTGTTTTAATCAAATCAAAGAAGATCATTCTAAGCTGCTTCGCTAATTCAAAATTTTGTTCTCGTTCTACTTTCAACGTTTCAAGTCTTGTAATTCCTTTTTTAACTTCCTCTTCAAACAACTGTTCAGATTCTTTCTGTGCTGCACGCTTTTTGATTTCCTTGCTAACATTCCAGTGTTTTTTCTTGTGATTGAGAATAGCATTATCGGAAATGCTTTCATTGTATTTGTCTTTCAACCATTTTGAGATTCTTCTCGTTCCCCACCCTTCTGCAAGTAATTTTTCAATTTCTGTTCTATGTTCACTATTACATACTTTGCATTGTTTATTATGAATAACTGGCATATCTATCACCTTCTTACGAAGTCAATTTAAAGTTTACGAAGTCTACGAAGTTTTATAACCATCGTTCACCCTTAATAACTTCCTTCAAAGCTCTGTTTTGTTCGATAATTGTATTCTTCGTATGCTTAAGTTTTTCGACTATAATCCTCCACTTTCCAAGTTCATTCGTCGCTTCCAGAAGTAAGTTGTTTATTTTTGCAAGTAAATTGATGTTGTTCTGTATTCTCATCTGTGCTTCCTGAATTGATATCTGAGCAAGTTCTTCGGCTGATAGTTCATCCAGCGTCAGTTCCTGATCCAACTCTTCCCACTTCATTATGATTCACCCACCTTTGTACATTTCTTGGAAGTTTCTTTTTCTTATTTTGATTAATAAAGAAATCTATATCTATTTCCCAATCTTTGTGTACTCTGTTGTGGCATTCTGGACACAAAAGGATAAGATTGTATGGATGGTGATTACGTGGTACCCATGGAATTTGATATTCTGGTGGTATAGTTGCGTTTCGCCTAAATAAATGGTGTATTTGTCCCTCTCCGTTAACATAACGCCCGCATAATCTGCATTTTTCTTTATCTCTCTTATGCACATAATCTCTAATAACCTTTGGAATCGAACCTATCCCATAGTATCAACCCTTTGGTCTACGTAAACAATGTCGTAAATCATGCCGTTAATATTTACATGTTTAATATTCTCCATCTAATCTCCTCCTTCTTTAGTACACCCACCCCATTCCCACAGCGGGCAAGCTCTTTATCTAAATCCCCGCTACCGTTTTGTTAATTTTAATTTAGCAACAAAAAAAGACCCTATGATAGGATTCCTTGTCAAAAATTATCATAAAAAAATGGGGCATACGCCCCATATCTTATCCAGACATCTAATAAAATCGATTTTTCAAAGTTATTCTAGAGGAATTATTTCTCCATTGTTAGTATTTTCCCATCTTGGATCTTTGTGGCTTAATTCTATTAGCTCTTTTTTACTCTTTTTTCCATAAGATTTAATGATTTTTTCTATAAATTCTATTTCTTTGTCATTTAAAATATTTTTGAAAGATAAATTATTGGGTACTATACAAGTCCAACTATCAGAATCAGCATCTTCAAATTTTGGTTCTTCATCTATAAGCGTAATAACTTTAGCCAATTGTAAAGCTTCTAAAAGGATGTGATATTTATCAGGAGCAGGCCCCATAGGCAAATGTGCAAATTCTACACCAGTTAATCTTTGTTTAAACTTATCATAATATTTGCTTTCAACAAACCATAATAGTTTAAAAAATTTCGTTTTATAAACATAATGAATTTTCATTTTTTTCAAAGTCTCAAATATAACAGATACGGTAGCATATAATTTTTGAAAATTTACATTTTTCGAATTGCTAACTTCAATATAAGTATTTTCCAAAGTTTTTTGATTATCATTTATAATATCTTTAACTTTATCATAAATTTTTTGGTACTTTTGAGGCGATAATTTGTTTTTGTTATTTTCTAACATTTCTAAAAATCTTTCAGGATCATTAGCAGATCTAATTAAATTACTAAGTGATTCAGATGGAAGAGAACCATTTTCATATCTTTCAATAGTTGCTTTCCCTATACCGAGTATTGCAGCAAACGTTGCTTGACTAATGCCATATTTTTCTCTAATTTGTCGAATGTTCTCAGGTAAAACTAAACCATGCTTTTCAGCATAAATTCTAAATGCTTTTTTTAAATTTTCATTTTCTAAAAAGTTGTCAAAAAGTTCTGTGCCACAATTCTTACAAATAGCAACTTTTGCATTTACTTTTATTTTATCAGTTCCTTTGACATTATAAATTTCTTCTTTTTCAATTGTATCGTAATCTACAAAGCGATTACACGTTTCGCAAAATAACTTTTTTGCACGAGAAGTTAATTTGATCATGTCACCACCTCCCCTCCTCATGAAAAGAAATAACAATAGCATTATCTATCCCTTCAAATTTCTTTATTTTTACGTACACACTAAAGTTTTCTATAGGCATCAAGAAAATATAAATGATTCCTGACTCATAGTTTTGATCTTTTTCTTCTTCAGGACCTGAGTGGAGATATTCATGAGACAATTTTTCATACAAATACTCTAAAACATCTTCTACAGTCCAACCAATCTTTGCTAAAAACTCTTTGTTTTTCTGCCTGGGTGCAAATGTAACACATCCTTTTTTGCATAAATCTTTAAAAACTTCTATAAAGAGCTGGACCTGTGCATCTGACACAATATCTCCTCCTGAAAGGATTATACCATCATTTGATGGTATAAGTCAAATAATACAAAACCGGGCCTTTGCCCGGCATTTTCGTATACTTATGGATTTTACAAAAATTATATCATTTTTGTGGGGGTTTGTCAATATAAGACACTTTCTCAGCCAATTTTTCCACACCTTCTTGCACATATGTCCAAACTGTTTTTTCGTTAAGATCCATCTTTTGTGCAATTTCTCTATATGACAATGTTTTATATTTTAGGCCTGAGCATTCTACAGAATTACAAAGCTCAAAGTCGTGATTGATAACTCTCCAGAATATTGCTTCTCGTTGCCTTAATGGAAGTAACTGAAGCCAATACTCAATCCGCCTGATTTTGTTCCACATTCTACGCTTCTTTTCTATCGTTAGTTCATCCAAAATTTCTGGAGAATGCATTGAATTTTTATTAAATATTACTACTGCTCCATTCTTAAGTGTAAATTGTATAATAATTTCGCCATTTACAAAATCTAAATGAATTTTCCTTTTTAAAATTGCCTGCCAATAACTTTTGTACCTTTGCAATTCTCTTACGATATAATTTTGAGTAGAAGTTAACATTTGAAACCCCCTTTCGGGATTCCCGGTTACTTAACCGGGCTTTTTAATTTTATTCGTTGAATATCACCTTCCAGTTGAATTGTTACTAGCATATTTTTAATTGAACGAATATCCACAACGGTTTCATCGTCCTCTTTAATATAGGTTGGTAGTTGGAGTTTAAGCAGAAGTTTTATTGCGGTGTCTAAATTTTCTGTTGTGATGACCGCCTTTTTGTCCAATAGTCCTATTGAGTATTCTTTGGTATTCTTCATAATCTCCACTCCCTCCCTTGACAATTATTGTTACTTCTTCAAAGTTTATTCTAGTTAGTTCCCTAAGATAATTTAATACTTTATGCTTGTTTTTGATAGTAATACCCTGTACCCACATTATTTCTCTCCTTTCTTTATTTTTTCTGCAAGTACTTCGTTGATGATTTGTTGAGCTATTTCTAATTTTGCTTTTGTCACTTTGTCAAAACCTTTCTTGGCTTTTAACAACCTCGTTAGTGCATTTGCTATTTTCCCCAACTCCATTACTAACTTCATGCTTTTCCCTCACTTTAATCTCACGATATATTTTTTCATTAATATCATCAAAATCAGCCCCAAGTTTTACCATTCCCCAATTTATAAAAGCCAATAGTCCTAGAAGTAAAATAATGCCCAAAATCATATTATCACCTCGATATATTCTTCTGCTAAATCATCAATACTCTCGCCAAGATCTGGTTTATAATTTATTTTTACAATTCTTGATGTTATATTCCTTTCGTAATCATCCTCGGAAAGAACGTATAATGCAGGGTACGATCCTTGCCTTAATGTTTTTAAAGCAAATCGCAACGCATACTTTTTATTTGGAAATCGCCCTATAATTATTTTGCGCATTGTGCATACATACCACCGCATAATTATGCCCCCTTTGTTAAGGCTTTCTTTTTATTTGGAGTAAGTATTGGTTTTGCGGTCGGAGCAAGTGTTCCAACAAGCATAGAAATAAGTTGTTGCAACTGTGGACTTTGTATTGTTTCCGCTGTCTTTTCTCTTTGCTTTAAACTGTCATATATTCTCATAAAGTGTGCCCTTATAACCCCTTTTTCGTTCTCTGTCATATCGCATAGCGTTTGCCAGCCTATAGCGTTTTTGGCTGCTTCTAGTTTCCAATCCTCATAATGTGGTTCGTTATAGAAGCCTTTTTTTCGAATATCGTTATAAACTATTGCCCAAGCTTCTTCAGCTGAAAGTTCAGCCTGATGGTTGTATTCCACAGCTTTTTCTCTAATTTCTGAGATAGTTGGTGCAAATTTCTGAGTCTTAACTATAATTTCTATGGCATACTTGAATTGTTCATCAGTTAGATCTCTCAGCATCTTATACCATTGTTCTGAAAGAAATTTATCTGTGGTAATTCTTTCAAGTTTTTCATATACACTTGCAAGTAAAGCCATACCAGCGGCAAAAGTCTTACGGCTAAGCACTGTTTTCACCCTCTTCCAAAAATTGTTTTAAACCTGTAAGTTTGCCGGCAAAACCAGCGGCTTGCTTTTTTCTCTTTTTGGAGCGTTTACCAAATACGCCTTTTAGCAAAGGATCAACTACATACTCAAAGCCCTGCTCTTTCATTACTTCGGCTTTGGTTTTTGCAAGCGTTACTATTGCATTCTTTATCTGGGCTGGATAACATTCGTATAGGGTTTGAGATACTAATGGAAGCCATTTAGGATCAAATGGACCAATTAATGTTCTCCAAGTATCTACTATGTCTTTTTTTCGTTCATCCAAGTTGAGATACCACTTTGGTGGATTGTCCGCGACAGGTGTCGCAGAATTCCCGTTAGGGAATTCTCTATTACTTTCTTTATTGTCTTCTGTATTCTTGTATTCTTGTATTATATCTTTATTATATATAGTGGTTGGGACTTTAGTTGGATTGCTGGTTGGATTAGTGGTTGGTTTTTTAGTTGGATTATCCAACTTTGTTAACATTTCATTAATATTTTTGGTTGGGACTTTGGTTGGATAATCCAACCACGGAAACCAGAATGTAGATTTACCTTTTATTTTTTTATATTCTATTAAGCCCCGGCTCTTCAGATCTGAGATAGCCCTAGAAAGGGTATCTCGATGAATCCCCAGGACTCCCTGCAGGTAATTCCATGAGAGGTATAAAGGCCCTCGCCAAAATTTTTTATTGGCTTCGTGTAAAAGAAAAAAATATAGCCTTGTTGCGTTTGGAGTAAAATGGGCCTTCATATCTTCCTCCCAGAAATTCCCCACAAGTGTGTATATATCCATTATTATCACCTCTTTTATAAATAATCCCCACCCCAAGAAGGGGCAGGGATTTAAAATGGTGCATCGCTTAACTCTTCATCAATTTCAGCAAACAAATTATCTTTTATATTCTTAACAGCGTTGTATTCTATAACGTTCTCTTCTTCATATGGTTTGTATGCTTCTACATAATTTTTAGCCGTACGAATGCCGCTTAACGTATTAAGATCAAATTTTTCTTTCACGTCATTCAATATGTCTTCAGGCTCTAAATGTAATTCCTTTGCACGTTTTTTCATAAGTTGCCATAAATCTGTTTTTTCTTTATAAAGTTGCTTTTCAGCCATATCTTTAACAATATAATATGTGTTTTGTTGTTGAGGTTTTCCAGGCTGCTTAGGATGTTCTTCTGCAATTTCCATATCCTCTAAGTCTTGTGTAAATACATTAGAAGCCCCAAGACCTGTAAGTACTGCATCAACTAAACTTCGTTTTTTAGCAATCTTAAGGATTGAATTTTGGAAAACCCAAGGATTTTGATCCCAACCTCTTTTCTCTTTAGAGTTACAAGCACCATATCCAACTCCAATAATTTTTCCATCTTGCGCCTTTAACCTGCAAACAAATTTGTACATTATAAAAGATTCATTTTCGATTTCTTTTATAATTTCAAACTCTGGAGTTAAATTAAACAGTCTTACAAGTTTTTCTGCACCCGATTTGTAAAGTGATGGTTTTTGAGATTCAGAATGTTGTTTTATTGGGAAACCATAGTCTACATTTTCTTCAAGCACTTCTTTTTGGAGCTTTCTAAATAGGTCATACTGATGTTTAATCTCTTTAATTGCACCTTCGTCAATTTGGAGCATAGAGCCTGTTTCTTTTTTTACTTCTAATTCTTTACTCATTATCTCCACCTTCTTCAAAAGATACGCTCATTCTTTCTTCTAGCTCAACATACTTTAAAACTTCCTCGACTGCTTCTTCTGGTATATCATTTGGTAATTTCCCTTTCGATTTTGCAAATTGAATTCTGTTTAATGCAGAAAGTTTTGGTTTGTAAGTAACTGAAAAGACATGATTAACAAGTCCAGGATATTTTTCCGTGAGCTCTCTCGCCTTGGTATTGGAGATCTTTGCTGTTGTAACCCACTTGATTTTTGCCCCCTCTAAGTTCAATGTGTTCTTATCTACTGGACGTTCTATATTTTCTTCAAGTATTGCCATTAATTCCTTTTTTCTTTCTTGTAGTTTCTTCATGTACTCATTTACTTTCCTTAATTCCGTTAAAACATTTTCAACCGTAATAGTCATACCCTCACCCCCATTTTAATTTGTTTAAATGTTCTTCCCAGTATCTTTGAAGCTTCATATTTTATTGCTCTCGAAAATGTTCTAATATGTTTGAATTTCTTAGTGAATTGTGCTATACTATTATCTGGAAATGTGTTATACCATGCTTGAAGAAAAAGGATTTTTATTTGCTCCCTGTGCTCTGGGGAGCTTTTTTCTATCTCTTCATCCAAGGTTCTTAAAAAATCCTCGTAAAGTTTACTCATAAGCTCGCCTCCTATTTGTCAAACAATGGCATTCTACAAGCCGCTTTTCTGATGTAATATCCGCCTTTTGGCTCGTAAACTTTCCAAAGCCCATTTGCTTCACGATTCATAAGAAGTGTTCTGACTATCTTTTCAGTAATTTTTTCAATGATTTGGTCCTGTATTTTGTCAATTTCTTCGATTTTCGAGAGTATATATCTGAGTTTTGTGCGATCCGTTGTAGTAGGATCTTCCAGCCAGGACTTAATTGTTTCTTTGAGTACATCTTCTTCATCCTCCTGTTGTAAAAATTCTTTTAGTAGTTCGTTTTTTATAACTGTCATCATTGCTATGGTTTCTGTGTTTTCTGTTACCTGCTTGCTTATTCTCTTGTGCTCCACCAGAACCTTCTGTTTTAACATCTTCTTCGCCCCCTTTGTACAATGATGGAAAAACTAAGCGGTCAATTTCCATTCGATAACGGTCTAAAATGTATTCCACAAGCACATCATAAATATCACCAAATTCACTCATAATTTCATCCCCTTCTTTGATTTTTTATTTACACCTACCTTTGATATAATTTTTGTGGTGCTGATGGGCTTAACAGGGGGGATAGGATGATATTAGTTAATATTGATTTACCAGAAGAACTAGAAGAAATGGATGATCATCTAATAGTGTTTGTTAACCTCGAAAATTTTTTGAAACTTTCAGATTTTCCAGAAAACTTTAATAACTATGGTGACAAACCGTTTTTTGATTTAGGAATTGTTACTCGAGACGATGATAATTATATTGAATACTGTAAAAAAACTGGCAAAGGCTTTTATAATCTTCTTAAGTTTTTTAAAATCAAATCTGATCCAATTTCTGGAATTAGAGGTTTTTCTAATGTTTATTCCCCCATTGTTATTGAAGCATTTGAAGAAATCAAGAGTTATATAAAAGAAAAATTTGATCCAAAATATGTATTTGGGAATTACCAAAATCAAAAATTTGATAAACTTAAAGAACTTGTTAATAACAAAAACAATTTAATAATTCCGCTTTTTTCTCGTGGTGAAGAAATTGGTTCAACAGCCCAAAGTTTAGATGTAGATATTTGACCAAAATTTTTTAGCCCATCAGCACCATTTTGAATGTTTCTAATCTCCTGATGTAAAATCAAGAAATTCATCAACAAGCCTGTAAAGCTTCTCTTTTAACATATCTTTGTTCTCAAGGACTATAAATAATCCAATTTTTGTTTCTTTCGGATTATATAAAATCATCGAAGAATGTCCTGTTATTGCTTTCCTAATATCAGAAAGAAGGTTCTCTACTCTAGAAAAGAACAAATTTGTTTGTTCGTCTATATTTACTGGAACTTTTAAAGTATCTTCAGCATAATATACCTTCATACCTTTACCTCCTTTTGTCAAATTTGGGAAATATCATTCTGCCAACTTCAGTTTCTCGATATCACAGTACCTCCTTTACCACCCCCTCTTTTTTGGGAAGTGCTTCGTATATTTCCTCGACGCTAACTCTCAGCGCTTTTGCGAGTTTGATAGCAACTTCTAACGAAGGCATTATTTCTCCTCTTTTCCCATCCAAAATTTCTTTTTAAATATTCAAATGTCAAAGACCATTCAAGTTATTTTGTGTTATTCTTTCCTAGGACAACAGCTTCAAGTTTTTTTACAAAATTTCTAAGTTCATTTTCAGGGTAGAGATAGTAGTTCCCTTTCTTTTCGTACCTGATTGTTCCATATTTGCGGGCGAGTTTTAAAAGACCACTTACTATATTATGAGGTATTGCTGTTTTGATTTGAGAACTAAGAACTAGCACTTTATCACCTCCACTTCTTGGCACAATTATATAAAATTATATGACTATTAGACAAATAACATTATTCCTGATTTGACTCATTGGCACATAATTATTGTTAAATATCTTTTTAAAATCCACTCGTAGGTAAATTTATATCTATTTTTGGTACAACTGTGTATAATTAATGTGTCTAAGAGTAAATGTGGGGGTATAAATTATGGGTAATTTCAATGGCCAAAAATTGAAAATGTTGAGAAATTCATTAGGAATCTCACAAAAAAAACTTGCCGACCAACTCAATGTAAGACATACAACTATTTCGAGAATCGAAAAAGGTGAACGTGAGCCGAGTCTCCAACTTTTAAATCTTATTGCTGATTTCTTTAATGTTTCTGTTGACTATTTACTTGATAGAACTAACGATCCATTCCCGAAAGGAAAAGAATTTAATCTTTCTGCATATTTATCAGCCGATGTTCTGCAAACGCCTGAAGAACTTAAAAGGCTCGGACAACGACTGATCGAGATTGCGGAAAAATTAGAAAAGGCATTGAATTAAAAATAAGTTGTGATAAAAAGAGTGGGGAGATGTATTTTTTATAAAACAAAAAGGGGGAAGGAATATGTCAAGTAAAATTTATGATTTGTTTATAAGCCACGCGTGGGACTACAAAGAAGATTATTATAACTTAAGAGAAAAGCTGAACAATTATCCATATTTTGAATGGAGAGACTACAGTGTACCTTTTCATGATCCAATTGAATCTATAAACGCTCAAACAATAAAAAGTAAAATTAGAGAAAAAATTCGTCAGAGCAGTGTTTTTATTGTTTTTGCAGCAATGTATTCAAAATACTCAGATTGGATTGAATGGGAAGTAAAAGTTGCAGAACAATATGAAAAACCTATTTTGGCAATCAAACCTTGGAGCCAAGAAAAAGTTCCAGTTTTTATACAAGAAAAAGCAAATAAAATTGTTGGTTGGAATATTGATAATATAGTTTCCGCGATAAGGGAGTTGGCCAAATGACTATTGAAGAAAAAGATTATCTTGAAAAGCGTTTTGAAGATCAACGAAAGTACTATGATAAAAAAGCTTCTTTATACAAGAAAAAATGGGAATTCTATAGTATAATACTTGTAATTCTTTCACCTATTCCTCTTTTTGTTTTGACATTTGTCGAGTTAGCATGGTATTTTAAGCTAATTATAGCTATTGCAAGTTATCTATCAACAATTTTTGGTTCTTTATTGACATTGTTAAAATATAGGGAACAATGGTTGTACTACCGCACAACAGAACAAGAACTTTTAAGGGAATATTATCATTACAAAACTCTTACAGGACCTTACAAAGATCAAGAGGAAAATACCTTTAAATTATTTGTAGAACGAGTAGAAAGTTTATTAGCTCAAGAAAGATCAAAATGGCTAGATTATATTCAGCAACAAGATTTGCCAAAACGTTCATAAATCGTATTCAAAAACAGGGATTTTTTTATTTTTTGCCATTTCAGTTTCCTTAAAAGATTGCTCCCCACCACCGATTCTAATTAAAACATCTATCATAGAAATAAAAGTTTCGGATTCATCTCCCCACTCTTCTCCAATAATAATTTTTTTGTCTACTGGAAATTGTTCGAATTTTTCAGCTTTTTTGCAGGCTATTCCTATTGTTTTCCAACCTCTTTTAATAGCTTCTTGGTAAGCAAGTAAAGGTATACCAAGAGCAGTTAAACCGGAGACAATAATAATTTGATTTCCAAATTTACTCTCCATTAGATCAAACACTTCATTTATAATTTTTTTAGCTTTGTTAATATCAAATTTTTTTGCCGAATAACCCACAACACCTATTTTTACCATTTTTTTCACCTCACAATAAATATTATACTTCCTTAGAAAAAAATTAGAAATAACATTAAACCATGTTCAGATCCTTACAAATTCTTCCTTTTCCCCCTCTTTTTTAGGCAACGCATTGTATATTTCCTCGACGCTAACTTCAAGCACTTTTGCGAGTTTTATGATTACATCCAAAGATGGCCTGGCTCTTCCTGTTTCGTAGTGGGAGATGGATTTTCTAGAAATGTTTATTGCTTTTGCTAATTGTTGTTGTGTGAGATTTTTTGCTTGTCTCATTTCAGCTAATGTCACAGTATCACCTCCTGTTACTGTTCGTGGACATATTCAATTTTCAAAGACCATTTATGCTCGTATTATTACCATAACATATTTGATAAGGTAATGTCAATACCTTAAAGTTAAAAATAAGAAACTTTTAAGTTACTAATAAGTAAATTGCTACTATTATAACCATGCCGCTCTTTTTGATGAAAATCTCGTTATAATAGCATTGTGAGGAGTGAAAATGCTATGAATATTGGTGAAAAAATCAAATTATTAAGGCAGCAAAAAGGTTTAAAACAAGAAGAACTTGCAAAAGTATTAAATATTTCTAGAAAGTCAATCTCGCATTATGAAACCGGAAGAGTATTACCTCCGATTGATATTCTTAAAGCGATAGCCGACTATTTTGGCGTGTCAGTTGACTATTTCTTTTCAGAGCATTCTGGTAAGAACGAAGTTGAATTTGTTGATGTTGACTTTAAAACTGTGCCTTTATACTCAGCTCCTGCTTCTGCTGGCAATGGTGCTTTTCCAGATGAAATATATGTTATTGGTGAAGTAAAAGCCATCAGCAAAGATGTAGATTTTGCCGTTAGAGTTGTAGGAGATAGTATGGAGCCCGTTGCTCCAGATGGTTCTGTTTTGTTTGTCAAGAAACAACCTCATGCATTTAACGGAGATATGATTGTTTGCACATACGATGGCTGGATTTATGTGAAATGGTATGTCAAAGAAGATGATAAAGTTATGCTGCTTTCTGAAAATCCTGTATACCGTCCAATTATTGTTGAACCAGATGATAGATTTATTATTCATGGTGTGGTTAAAGAAATTATGAGTAAACCACCGAAAAAAGTTTTGAAATAACGGGGGTGAGATAATATGGAAATTTTTAAACTTCTGAGTTTATCTTTTGGAGTGCAAGCTGACTTTTCAAAAATTTATAATAATTTAACTCAGAATTCAGCAAATATGAATCGAGTGCTAAAGATTATGGAAATGAATAGTACTCAGACGTTATTTTTAAACAAAGGTCAAGAAAGTGAATTAATATTTATATTGTTTAACCAACCAAACAGGAACACAAACTTTTCATTTCAAAAACATGCTATAACTTATAATGAGCAATTGCCTATTCCAGAAGAAATAACGCTGAATGATGTCATCGCAAAAATAGAGAATAATTGTTCTAAAATTCTGGAGTTACTTAAAAATGAAAAAATTCAATTTATTTCATCTCCTTTTTTGCATATAGAATTTGTATATAAAGATCAAGAAAAAAATTATTCTGAGCTTTTAATTAAACATACATTGCCAAAAATCAATTTAGAGAATTCCAAATTAGTTAAATCGACTTTAGGATATACTATAACCAAGAAACTAGGTAGTATAGATAATAACTATGTTCAGGAAATACTAATTGAACATTGGATAAAAAACAAAGAATTTTTGTTTGTAAGTAGTACAACACAATGGAACATTATAGAGTACCAGTATAAAGATTTAAGCTTCTTTAAAGAATGGGTCAAAGAGATATTTACTTCTGCAAATGATACGATAAAAAAATTAGAGGAGGAATGATACTTGTATGTTTAATGGAACGTCTAATGATGTTATTAGTAAAGAAAATCGTGATATAATGGAAATGAATAGAAATATTGTAGGTGATTTTTTGCCATTTTCTGTAAGTAGAAAAAGATCGAATTCATTAATTAACAGAGAACATACAAGTGAGAATGATCCTTATGTGTTTTTTTCTGAGGAGGTTATTATGAATAGTATAGCAAAGCATCCTGAAAAACAAGAAGCGTTATTAAAGAAAGTTGTAGAAAAAGCAAAAAAGTTATTAAAGAAAGAACTTTCAAAACTTGGTTATGAATATATGTATGTTAATTTCGAATCATCATCTCAGAAACTTTTTGTGTACCTTAAATTAAAGCATGAAAATCCTGAAGAGTATGAAAAATTAAAAAAAGAATATAGACAACTAATTAACCTTGAAAAAAAGATTAGAAAACAATATCCATTGATTAATGTTGAAATCATATCTTTAAGTGAAGATGAATATATAGGTCAGAATATGGAATATATTAATTTTTAGAGGTGGTTTTCGTGGCTACTTTTCAGGAAAAACAATATAAGCAAAAAAATGAATCTTATGTAAGATTAACAAAATATATAGAGTCGAATAATGATTATGATGATTACAACGAATGGGGGAGTCATGATATTCTCTCAAAATTTCATGAAGTAGTTTTGCTAGCAAAAATAATAATTTTGAGAAAACTTAACACAAAAGTTGAATCGCATAATGCAATAGTAGAACACCTTGAAATAATTAATCCTGAACTATCGGAAATATATAAAAACTTGAAAAATCTTGCTAGAAAATTTAGGTATGAAAAATTAAATCCTGATAAAAACTCAAAAATATTATTTGAAAAATCTTATATGGACTTTATTAATTTAGTAAGAAGTATAATATAGTTTATTTTTTTGCTATTTTTGTTACGATTGTGTTTAATATTCCTTTATAAATGTTGAAATATCCTTGTTTGAGCCGGACTAAAACACAGAATTATTAGTTTATAAAACAACGGGGGTGAGGGCTATGAAAAAAGGTATTATTTTCCTTGCGATTGTTTTTGTTATATTGTCTTTTTTTCTGTTATCAGGTTGTGACATTTTAAATTCATTTTTTGGAACAGATAATGTTTTAACTTATGAAGAATATTTAGAGCGTGAAGGAAACAAAATATATAAGGAACACCCTATTGTTTCGCCAAAAACTGAAGAACATAAAGAACAACTTGACATTTCCAAAGACGCTACCTCCATTATTCCATTTACTGCTCATATGTACAGTATCAAGGATTTTAATGTATCAGACTCTTTTTTAACCACCGTTGAAAAAGCTTCAAAAGCTGCGTTATCTGATAAAATAAGAGGCATTAAAGATAATGATTATGTTAATTTACTTCCTATGCCGAATTCACCTGATGAAATTTTTTTCAAATTAAACGATATTGACATATATTATTATGGGCAAGTTTTTATAATTCCCTCTTATTGGCGTGATTGGATAAAAGAAATTTATACTAGAGTTGTAGGTAGCATTCAATTTTTAGGTGAAAATAATACGTTTACTTCTGCGTCTCTAAGTTTTAGTGGGGGATTTTCTTTTGTACCATTATGTTATATTTTAAAAATTCACAGCCAAAGTGGTGATTTTTATAATTTGTTAGTAACTCCAAATTACAAAGGCTCTACTTCACAAGAAGCTATTTATAAACTTTATAGTCAAATCTTTAATGATTTTAATTCTTCTGAGAAGTTAGGTTTTATTGTAATTTATGCAGTGTTTTCAGGAGATAAATATATTGACGATTTTGCTTTGGGAATATTATATACTGGCCTTAACCAAACAGTTCCTAATCAAGATACATTTTTTATACCAATAACAGGTTTGAAATAGTTTACAGACATTACAAATAAATTTGAAATGTAGGATTTTATCCACCATATTCGATAAACGCGTACGAGTTTGTCTAAAGGGAAATGTTTCAATTATGGAACCTATTTGTTGACAAATTTAAACTAACTTGTGATATAATGATTACATAGGGAGGGGGAGAATATGTCCTTAACAAAAGAACAAGTCTTAGAAAAAGTTAAAAATATAATGTCGTTTTTAGATATGTTTATTGATAATAAGATCGACGTAACAACTTTCGAGTACCTTTTGCAAAGAGATGAAGTAGGGCAAATTATTTGGAAATATCTTAACGATGAACCAGTTAAAAATGCTAAAGAATTTTATCAAGAATTCGATAAGATAATTGGTTATAAAAAAATTATTATTGTTGACAAATTAAATGCTATAAAAAATCCATTATTGTTGAAAAAAATATCAATTCAAAATTCAGCTAATATGATGGTTTTAAATTTGATCACGCAAAACAATGCTCAATTTTCATTTGTGGTTAATAAAGATACAATGCCTTCAATATTACATTTTTTACTTAATGCTTTTATAGGAGACGGTAATGTTACTTTGTCTAAGGAAAAATTAAATCAAATTTATTCTACTTTTAAACAAATGGAAATACAAATCAAAGATTTGTTGAATTATTTTTCAGAGGTGATTAATAATGGAACTAACTCCTCAACAAAGAAAACTAATGACTGAAACAATTAAAAAATGGAAAGCAATTGAAATGGAAAAAGGTTTAAAAGAACAATTTGACAAAAAAAGAAAAAATAAAATAGATATCGAAAGGAAGATGAAATATTATTTAACTATAACATTGCCAAATCTAAAAAAGCTTCAGGAGGCATTGTATGGACAAAAAGAAGATAAAAAGTAATTTGAAAATAAATTCTGAGTATCTTCCTGGGGATGTTGTATGGACTGATAATGTAAATTTTGCACATGATGATAAAGGCAATCCAGTCTACAATAATACTAAAGATTATAAAAAAAAGAGACCTGTAATAATTGTCTCAAAAGATAATGAAAGTCAAATTACTTACATGGGGGTTTTTGGTACCTCAGATGTTAATGCTGTTGATCAAAATGATGTTTATACAATAAAACTTCCACCTTCTCAACAAACAGGTTTAACAAAAGAAACTTATTTTGATATAACACAAATGCAGCCTATTCATATTGAATGTATAAGTAACAAATCTGGGGAACTCTCTAAGGAAAATTTGGAATATATCCAATATCTAATGTTAAAATATTTAGGATTGATTTCAGACGAAGAAGAAACAGAAAATCAAAAGTAGCGCTTATAAGCGCTTTTTTATTAATGGAGTGATCCTATGAAACGTGCTGCAGCATATGCAAGATATTCCTCGGCTCAGCAACAGGACATCTCAATTGAAGCACAATTTTCACGTATTGAGGAATTTGCAAAACGGAATAATTACATTATAGTAGCCCGATATGAAGATAGAGCAATATCGGGCTTTTCTTCTCGCCGCCCAGGATTACAACAACTGCTTGCAGATGCAAAATTAGGAAAATTTGAAACTGTTATTGTTTGGGAATTTGCAAGACTTGCCAGAGATAGAACGATTTCTAGAAATTATAAAGAACAATTCCGTAAGCTTGGAATTGAACTTATTTCTGTTACCGAGCATATTCCCGATTCTCCAGAAGGTGTAATTATCGAATCACTATATGAAGGAATGGCTGAATATTATTCTAGAAAACTAGCTCGGGACAGTATGAGGGGGCTTATACAGACTGTGAAAGATGGTTATGTACATGGAGGATACCCTCCTTTTGGTTTAAAATTTGTAAAAGATGAAAAGGGAAAAAGTAAATATGCTATCGAAGAAAATGAAGCCAAAGCAGTAAGAAAAATGTTTGAAATGGCTGCAAAAGGCGAAACTCTTTCAGCTATTGCTAGATGGCTGAATGATAATGGATATAAACCTAGAAGGAGCCAGAAATTTAATGTTGAATCTGTTCGTGATATTCTCAAAAACCCTAAATACATTGGTAAAATTATTTTTAATAAACGCAGAGGTAAGGGAAAGTTCAATCCATTTAATGAAATTATTGAAGTTGAAGCTCCAGAAATTGCAATTATTGATGAAGATTTATTTATTAAAGTACAACAAAGGTTGTCAAAAAATAAACACAAACCAGCAAGAAGAAATTATATTCTTCGTGGACTAGTTCAATGTGGCATTTGTGGCCATCCACTTTCTGGAGCCATTCGACAGGGAAATAATGCATATTATTATTGCACTTACTGTTGGCGAAATAATAATAAGAAAGTCAGCATAGGAGCTGACAAATTAGAAAACATTGTCATTAATTTTGTGAAATCTCATTTTGAACACCTTGATACAGAAGAACTTACTCGCAGAATTAACAAAAAAATTAAACAAAAACTTAATCCTGCCGCCCTAAAAACATTTCAACAAAATCTCGATGAAGTCAATAATGCGATTAAAAATATAACAAAAGCAATTGAAATGGGAGCATTTTCAAATGAACTCCTTATTCGATTAAACGAACTTGAACGAGAAAAAATGAAGCTAGAAAAAGATATTCGTTCAGCCCTCGCTCAAATAAAATCATTACGTGAATTAACTACTGAAGAAGTTGAACATTTAAAGCAAAGTGTATTAAAAGAACTCACAAATAGATCCACAGCAAGAGAATTATTAATTAATTTAATTGAGTATATTACTGTTAATTTTGAAACAACAGAAATTTTATTCACTACAAAATTTGGTGACTACGTTGTCAAATATAATAAATAAGCTGGTTTTTCAACTCGTGGTTTTCCCGGGGTCTGCCCGCCCAGACCAGCTTTAGTTCCCAATTTATTTAACAACTCTGTAATTATAAGCTTTTTGGAATTTAACAGAAAACTAAGTCCCTCTTTAAAGTGCAT